AATGCCAATGCCAATGCCAATGCCTTCTCGACCACCAATGAATGAAACCGGTATGAACCCAAAACCTCAGATGAAAGGTCCAAGTAATGTGGAAGATATTTTGAAAGCTATCGAAGAAAACAGACTAGAAAGTGCATCTAATGTAAGTGATACTGAATTTTCTGAAATTCCTGATGATGTAAGTATTAGTGGTGTTGTATCTAAAAAACCAAGGCGTATTATTAAAGCAAAAAAGTAATAAATCAATAAATAAAAAAATTAAAAAATTAAAAATTAAAAAATTAAAAAATTAAAAAATAAAAAAATAAAAAACACAAGAAAAATCTATCGATAAATAAAGGGATGTATTTAGCTGAAAATGATGGTATAAAAAAAGAACAAAATGAAAAATATAATGAAAAGCTGATGACATGTGATGATTTTTTCTATGAAAATTCTTATGAAATAGAAAAAATTGAAGAAAATAAAATAAAAAATAAAAATAGAGATACTTTCATTCAGACATTAGCTTTTCGTAGCTTTTTTAGCATGCCTATAGGATGGTTGAGAATATTATACATAGATATTTACAACTCTATTCCTATCTTTACAGAAAATAAATATAATAGACTTTTACAGAATTTGGAAGAAAAAGGATATAATGCTAAAATTGTGCACACAAAGCCTAAAGTAAATTATTTCACCAATTTACGCAATGAATTTATAATTGTAAAATGTGATGAAGATTGTGAATGTTTTGGATCTGAAATAGTAATAGATATTTCTTTCAGAGATAAATTTATCATCACACGACCAACTGAAAGATACACACAACTTATGAAATGTATTCCGAATATTTTTGTAGGGACATGGGCGCATCTTGTTCATGGGGTGAACTTAATCAGCCAAGAAATAGAAAATAGTTTTGCAGAAAATAATCTCATATTACCTCCTTGGCGAAAACAAAAAAGTCTTTTATCGAAATGGAATATAAATGAAGGAAATAAGTATATGATCAGAGAGAAAATTAAAAAATCTCCAAATTTGTCTGCATCACATAATATAGAAAATTTTATGCACACATTCGAGATGTACCAATATATAAAAGATTAATTTTGATCTATAAGAAATGATTTTGACATTTTTGTAAAGATATTATTTCATACTTTATTTGACGTTTTTTTTCTCTTTTTTTTGACCGATTTTTTGATTTTCTCAAATTTTCTATATTGTTCTCTATGTTGTCATCCGTATAATCCATATAATAATTTTCATATCTTTTTATCATATACTTGATATATTCATAATCTTCAAAAACAACATTATACAACTCATCAGAAGATAAAAGAGAAGATCTGATAGAATTAATATTATATTTAGGATTTCTTCGAAGTAATAATTTACGATATATTTTGATCAAATCAATACATTTCTGTGTTTTTTTTAAATATTTTTCCCATACAAAGTACGATTCTAAAAACATAAATCCAGAATATATTATCCAATTACCTTTCACTTTTATTTCACCATTTATTGATGTGTAAATTAAAGATGTATTTAAATGACCTAAAAAGAAGCCCAACATATCACATGATTGACATTTCCATATCTTAATCTCTTTATTTTCCATATTTTCAAGGTATCCAGAAAAATGTAACAATTCCATAATATTTACATTATCTATCGATAATGCTCCATCTATAAAGTGATTCACGATATATTTTGTAAATACAGGGGGTAGGATTTTATATTTATCTTGTACAAAAGATGATACAATTTCAATACACATATTAGGATTATTTTCTAATGCAAATTCATAAAAAGTAATCCAATACTCATGAGAATCGGGTCTATTTTTTTGTAAGCAATCGATAATTTCATGTAAAACAACAGTATTTCCTGAAGAAATAGTATGAATGCAACTTTTTTTTAGATTTTTTAATTGTTTATTGCTACAATATTTGGGAATAAGATTGAGAAAAAGTTGTAATATTTCAAAACGTTTTTGTTTTGCCGCATAATAAACTGGAAAAATACAATATTGATTTACATATTTATTCAAAAAATATGTCATATAATTTATATTTCCTATTTCAACAAAAACATCCAAAATTTTATAATACGAATATGATTTAACATATTCATCGATCAATATTGAAATATAAATGTCAATTGTTTTTTTAAATGTTTTTGATGTGATGTATAAGAAAGGTAATATCTCAATACTTTTTGATAAAATGAGATAAAAAATATCATGGGATAAATCATCAAAATGGGTGGTATGCATTATATTGTTTTTTGTATTCATTATATTCTTTCAAATTTACAATTTTGTATTCAATTTTTTGTAAAATAAAAAAAATTGATTTGAAAAACGATTAATTTTGATTTGGTGAAGAAAGAAGAAAGAAGAAAGAAGAAAGAAGAAAGAAGAAAGAAGCATTAAATATGCCAATTCTCAAGCTTAAAGATTATATCACATCTGTCTATATCAATATTTTTCATTATTTTGTATCATGGATTGCTGACAAGCATTCCAAGAGACCTTTGAATTTAGAAATATTTGAAAATGGAAGTGATTTGAATAAAGTCATTTATGAAACTTTAAGTGAATCTAAAAACTTACCCATTGAAATTGTAATTGAAAATATGGATAAGCCATGGAATTACTTGAGTATCATTGAATATGTTGTTAAATTTAACCAAAAAATTAAAGATATTGGCCTTGTGAAAAATATTTTAAGAGCAATTGAAGATGCAGTGAGAAATGAAAATAATGGAAAAGAGGATGAAATTAAGGAATATGGATACTTTACATGCCAAAAGTCTGATCTTAATGTGATAGATTTTTATCCATTATTGAGTGAATTTCCAGATGCATTTGATTTAAATGATTCTGATCTTATCAATCTTTTGTGGGAATTTGATGTGTTTACTGTGGATAAAGTTTTAGAAAGTCAAAACAAATATTATGAAAGTTCTACTTTTTGGTATAATTTTATTGAAGATTGTTCTTTTGTAAAATTATGTGACAATTTACCTAAAATTTTTAATTTGGGAGGAATTGATGCATACAATCTTTTTAAGGAATATATAACTGAAAAAGAAGACTTTGATTTGTCATATTTTCTCAAAAGTGTAAAAAACTATGAGAATATGAATGATATCAAATCAATTTCTATTGATTGGTCTTCTATTTCTATGAAAAAAACAACAACTTTGGAATTAGTCATGGACAATCTAACATTTCCTTGGAATTGGAACATACTGGCACATAATGATAATTTTACGCCAGATGAATTTGTTAAATTTTACAATCATTCAAATTTTACAGTTGTATTTACTTTTATTGAAGTAGAAAGAGATTGTAATCTTAAACAATTGGAGTTAGATAATTTCCAGAATTATCTTAACAGAGAAAGAGAGCGAATACAAAACAATCATGTTCCTTTTTTAAACGAAAATGTAATAAAAAAAGTTGTGAAGAAATCGAATCATTTTGATTTCAAACAATTACTTGATTCCAATTGTTTCTATGATTCTTGTGAATTAATTTACAAGACATCTTGGAATTGGATCGAAAAAGATAATCACTCTATAGAGATGGTTTTTATCGATTTTGGGATGCACTTAGAATTTGATGATTTTTGTAATATGATTATTTTTCAAAACAAATATCTATCTCTTGAAGAAAAAATAAAATTGTATACACATCTCATTCGTCATATAATGAGATCATTTAAGATTGATAATGTTCATTTAGAAAATTGTATGAGTATCTTTACGAAAAAGAGAAAGTGTGTTAATTTTATCGAAAAATCCATGCTTGATCCATCTTATGAAATGTGTCGTAAAAGATTACGTCGTGAATTTGATAGCATTAATGAATCGTAAGAGATCTTCTTCTTCTCTTGTTCGATTTTTTATTGATGTCAACGACTTGATCTCTTGACCAAGAAGTACATATTATACACTAGTATAGACATATAAATTCCCAGAAAAATAAGTTGAACAGCATCATGTACGTACACATCGTAAGGGACACATATCATATCTTTCGTTTCTGATACTTCTACGGCTTTGACAACCGTGTTATTTTTTATCGAATATGGCGACTTTATTTTTTTTAAAATATTGATTTTATTGAAACTACTAAGAAAAGGACGGGTAGATTTTGAAGTTCTAATGGAATATGGAGTAAACGAAAAAGTGTTCATAAAATAATATTTCTTGTCGTATTGATGGAACATTTTATGTGTGTACATAATATTAGTCTTATTAGGATTGAATATAATTTTTTAATAAGAAAAATTCATTGTTCTTTTTTTTGTTTTTTTTATCATAAAAAGAAAACTTTGAAAAATATATAAAACATATGGAAAAATTATATTTTTGTTCAAAAGTGCTCATAGATAGAGATTATTTAGAAAAATCAAAAAACTTGATTACTTTGAAAAAAAATGTTGCACGTAAATTATATTATCATAAAATCGATATTTTATTAAAAGAAATGAATAGAAAGGTTGTAAAATGTAAATGTGATGATTGTAAAAAGTATAATTATCCTGCATCCGAATCTACGGAACTTATAATTGCTCTTCCATTAATTCCTCATTTTTTACATCAAATACATCAAATCAATAATTTACATCAAAATAATCATCAAGAACAAGAACAAGAACAAGAACAAGAGCAAGAACAAGAACAAGAACAAGAACAAAGTGAAGAAAATCAATCAAATGAATTTTTCAATGAATTAAACGAAAATAATGATGTGAATGATCAAAATAATAATCAAAATAATAATCAAGATGATAATCAAGATGATAATCAAGAAGAATTAGAGGAAGATAATATTATTGGAATGCTTTTGGGAAATAATCCAAATAATCCAAATAATCCAAATAATTCAAATAATCAAGCTCTCATATTATATTCTACACATGGAATGCATTTACCTCCTATAGATCCTATAGATCCTTTAGTAAATCCTCAAAATCCTCAAAATCCTCAAAATCTTCAAAATCATCAAATGATAAATATACAAACACATTTGATGTTGCAGAGAATAGAAGAAATGCTCCAAAGAAATACACAAGAGAATGATTGTCGTTTAGAGCAATTTTTCATAGATCTATGTCAAAAGCATGAATTACCGGTTCCATGTTTTGATAAAGATATAAAAAATGAAAGTTTATGGAAAAAATTGGGACATCGTCAACATAAAAACGAAGAAAATAAAGATGATAGATCATGGAGAAATGAAATAAAAAAATTATCTTATTATACCCAAGTCGATAGACTTTATGGAGGACTAATGCATGAAATTATACAAATTTTAGATCTATTAGATTTTAGACCTATTTCTTTTATAAAAAAGAAAAATCCTTCTTTTACAGAATGGTTTCATTTCAAAGATTCTTCTCTTTTATATTAGCGCTACAGAGTAAGAGTTTTTTCGTTTTTATGGACTAATTCATATACATTTAGTGAAGATGTACGTCCAGGTCTTTGTCCTCGTCCAATAACTTGTTTTTGTACATCTAATTTTACTCTATGTAAAAAGATGATATATTCTACGTTTTCTAGATTCATTCCACAACTGAATAAAGTAGAATGTGCTAAAAATATATTAACATCATCATTTTCTTTAAACTTTTTGACGGATTCGTACATTTCTTCATTATTACCACCTTCATAATCTGTATATTTAATTTCGTTATTATCCAAAAATTTGGCGATTTCTAAAAGAACGCGAGGAAATTCTGAATAGATCAGGATTTTATTTTCTTTATGTTTAAGAATAAGGTTGCATAATTTGACTATTTTGGGTCTTTCTTCTTGTTCTAAATCCAAATTATCAGTATTTTGTAAAAGTGTATCATATTTTGTGCGTAATTTTTGTGTAGATGCTGTTTTTTCTTCGATTTCTTTGTCAATTCTTTCTATATTTCGTGAGTTTTTTACATGATCTCTTGCATTTATTTTCTTCATTTTTTCATTCATTTCATTTTTTCTTTTGATTAATGCATCAATATAAGATACACTTTGTTCTAGTTCTTCTTTCCATTTCTTTTTAAGAATATCCACAAACACGCCATCATGAGGAATATGTGCTACTGCCTCAAGATTTTCTTTTAATAAAGAAGTTTGTGGATCACATGAATTAATAGCAATCAATGATTCTTGTTCTAAACAGTTTTTAAGTCCGTCTACAATAGGATTGTCACATGTAATACTTTTGAATGTATATTCAGGAATTTCAAAACTTTTAAGGACAAATTGATCATCGCAACCTATGAAATTTTTTTGCAATGTCTTTGTTGATATTTCTAATTCCCCAAATTTAAAAACAGGTGTCGACTTAAGCATGTTTTTAAAAGAAGCAGAAACAAACCATGTATAAGCTGCTCCTACAGTTGTATGTAAAGTATCTTTAATACTATCTATTTCATCAAAGATAACTCTTTTAAATGATAATTTTAGAGATGCCATAGAAGATGCTACATTGTAGAAAAAGAGATCAGATACAAGATAAACATCAGATGCTTTTGTTACATCTGTTTTTTCTGTATAAAGACTCATAATAGAATCATAATTGTCAAAATGTTCAATTGTAAGATGATTTCCCGCAAATTGTTCAAATGCATCTACCCATTGATAGTACAAATGAGAAGGTACAACAATCATAGTTGACATAGATGTATTAGTAGAAAATATTTTGTCGATCCAATTCTTTTTCCTAAACTTTTCTAACAAACATAACGCAATAATACAATACGTTTTTCCTGATCCTACAGTACTTCCTAAAACACCAAATGGTTCGATATCATCGATTTCTTGACGTTGTAAAAAAGAAAGTTTTTTCTGCATTTCTTCAGACAATGGTTCTCCGTTCTGAATACTGCGATTAATCATTTCTTGTTCAGCCATTCTCTTCGATTTTTTATCGTAAATAAATTGAAAAAATTCTGTTTCCATATCAACCATTTTTTTAACAATGGCTTGTTGATGAGGTTTTAAATCGATAATTGCATTTGGTATTTTTCCAATAAGAGGTGATTTTTCATTAATAATAAAAGCCATGTTTTATTTAAAAAAATATTTGCAAATCTATAAAAAAAACGACAATATTTTCTTATATAGTTTATTCAAAATCTATAGAAAAAACTTATAAAACTTATAAAAATAAGATGTAAAAACAAAGAAAAAACAAAGAAAAAA